ATCTGGTATGATCTACACAGGTATGTTTATTGCTGCCGGATCTGTGGGTGATTTGGAACAATGTGAACCATTGAAAGAATTAATCTTAAATCCTGACTCAAAAGATGTATTAAAAGTTAGTACAAATTTGATGGATGATCAGGGTCAAATTGGAGAATGTGGATTATTTATTCCAGAACAATGGAGTATGTTACCATGCATAGATCAGTTTGGTAACAGTGAAGTAGAGAAAGCAATGGAAATGATAGTTACTGAACGCTTAGATTGGAAACAGAAACTAAGAGCAGATGAGTATCAATTGCGTGTTTCTCAGAAACCAATGTATATTTCAGAAGCTTTTGCATCTAGAAAAGCTAGTGTGTTTCCTATGCATTTGGTTACCAGACAGTTACGTAGAATTGAGGATAAAGAATATTTTGTTGAATATGTAGATCTATTTAGAGATGAAACTGGGAAAATTAATCCTAAAGATTCAAGAAAACTACCTATCAGAGAATTTCCAATTTCTCCAAAAACTCAAGATAAAGAAGGTGTTATATGTGTGTATGAACGTCCTATAAAAGATCCTTCATTTGGAACTTACTATGCAAGTATAGATCCTGTATCAGAAGGTAAAACAACAACATCAGATTCACTTTGTTCCATTTTTGTATATAAAACAAGTCAAGAAGTTACTAAACATAAAAAGGATGGGTCCATTGAACAAGTTGTAGAAAAAGACAAAATAGTAGCTTCCTGGTGTGGTCGTTTTGATGATCTAAATAAAACACATGAGCGTTTAGAATTAATAATTGAGTGGTATAATGCTTGGACAATTGTGGAAAACAACGTTTCTTTGTTTATCCAATACATGATTTCAAAGCGTAAGCAAAAGTATCTGGTACCTAAAAACCAGATTATGTTCCTTAAAGAGTTACAATCTAATACTAACGTTTACCAGGAGTATGGTTGGAGAAACGTAGGTAACATTTTTAAAGGTAATCTAATTTCTTATGCTGTACAATTCCTTGAAGAGGAAATAGACCAAGAAACAAAATCAAATGGAGAGATTGTCAAAACAACATATGGTGTAGAAAGAATTCCGGATCCAATGTTGCTTAAAGAAATGCAAGCATACAGAGATGGATTAAACGTGGATAGACTTGTAAGTTTCTGCTCACTTGTAGCTTTTGCACGCGTACAGGAATCAAATAGAGGGTATTCGCGCAGAATTGAAAGAGAAGATAGTAATTTGGATAACTCCTATAAAAATGGTAAATTATTAATGAGTCCATTTAGGAATGTAGGTGCATCACCAAAACCGTCTGGACTAAATAGTAAACCTAAGAATCCGTTCAGAAACTTTAGATAATAGTTTCTAAAAATTACAATATTATGGCAATAGTTTATAATGCAATGCAGTTAAAGAATGGGGCGAAAGCAGAGTATAACCGTATGGGTACTCTGACACAACCTGTTCAGTTTTTACCAAAAGCTGAAAAAGATGATTCTTGGGGTGGATGGAATATGGACTGGTTAGAAATGCAAGGTTTAAAACAGATACGTAGAAATGCACGTAGGTTGATGAAAAACTATAAACTTGCTAATGGTATTATAGACAAGACAGATTACATTATAGAAGAAGACAATGAGATGAAAGATCTTATTGAAACTCTTACAAAAGAAGATTCTAGTGCCTTTGAATTAAAGTTTTTCCCTATCATTCCAAATGTTATAAATGTAATGATGGGTGAGTTTGCTAAAAGAAATGATAAAGTTACATATAGAGCAGTTGATGATACTTCATTTAATGAAATGTTGGATCAAAAACGTGCAATGATTGAAGAGGTACTTGTTGCTGAAGGAGAACGTAAGATGCAGGAAATGATCCAAAAAATGGGTCTTAATCCGCAAGATGAACAACAATCTCAGCAAATTCAAGAAATGATGAGTCCTGAAAAGATCAAGACTTTACCTGAAATTGAAGAGTTCTTTAAAAAAGATTATAGAAGTTTAGTTGAAGAATGGGCAGGTCACCAACATCATGTTGATACTGAACGTTTTTCAATGAAAGAATTGGAGAATCTTGCATTTAGAGATATGCTTATTACAGATCGTGAGTTCTGGCATTTCAAAATGAATGAGGATGATTATGAACTTGAAGTATGGAATCCTGTATTATCTTTTTACCACAAGAGTCCAGAAGCACGTTATATATCTCAGTCTAATTGGGCAGGTCGTTTAGATTTAATGACACTTGCTGACGTTATTGATAAGTATGGTTGGATGATGAATGATGATCAGTTAAAGTCACTTGAAGCAATTTATCCTGTAAAATCTGCAGGTTATATGATCCCAGGTGTACAAAATGATGGTAGTTTTTATGATCCAACACGTTCACATGAATGGAACGTACAAGGACCTTCATTAGGTATGCGTCAGTTTTTAACTGCACGTGATACTTTTGTTAATACAGGTGATGATATTATCTTCCGTATTCTTAATGAATCAGAAGATTTACAAGATTTGAGTAATCTTAACTTGTTACGTGTTACTACATGCTATTGGAAAAGTCAACGTATGGTTGGTCACTTGACTAAGATTGATGAAGATGGCATGATTGTAGATCTTATTATAGATGAGAACTATAAGATTACAGAAAAACCAGAATATGATACTTCAATTATGAAAAAGAAGTGTCGTGAAACATTGGTTGCTGGTGAACACATTGATTGGATTTGGATTAATGAAGTTTGGGGTGGTGTAAAAATTGGCCCAAATAGACCAAGTTTTTATGGTAATGTTGATAACATGGGATTCTCTCCTATTTATCTTAATGTAAAACCTGTTAGATTCCAGTTCAAAGGTGACTTTACTTTATATGGATGCAAACTTCCAATTGAAGGTGCTGTATTTTCTGATCGTAATACAAAGAGTACATCAATGGTTGATAAGATGAAACCATTCCAAATTGGTTACAACCTTGTTAATAATCAGATTGCTGATATCTTAATTGATGAATTAGGTACAGTAATTATGTTAGATCAAAATGCATTACCACGTCACTCAATGGGTGAAGATTGGGGCCACAATAATTTCTCCAAAGCTTATGTAGCAATGAAGAATTTTCAAATGTTACCTCTTGATACATCAATTACAAACACTGAAAATGCGTTAAATTTCCAACACTATCAGGTGTTAAATCTAGAGCAGAGTCAGCGTTTGATTGTCACGTATACAATTGGCAAATTATTTCAAAGGTCAATGTTTTGAAACTATCGGTGTTTCTCCTCAACGTATGGGTACTCCAATTGGGCAGCAAACAGCAACCGGTGTAGAACAAGCAGTTCAAGCTTCATATGCACAAACTGAAATGTACTTTGTACAGCACGCTGAACAGTTAATGCCACGTATTCACCAAATGCGTACTGACTTGGCTCAATATTACAATTCAAATAAACCATCATTACGTTTACAGTATATGACAAGTTTAGATGAAAAAGTTAATTTTCAAATAAACGGTACAGAATTATTGTCGCGTGATATGAATGTTTTTGCAACTACCCGTGTAAATCAACGTCAAATTATGGAACAAATTAGAGGTCTTGCAATGAATAACAATACTTCTGGCGCTTCTATCTATGATTTGGGTAATATTATTAAAGCTGATTCTCTTGCTGAGATTACACATGTAATGAAAGGTATTGAAGAGAAGACTACTCAAGCTAAACAGCAAGAACAACAAGCAGCTCAACAAACTGAGCAAATGAAGCAACAAGCTGAAACTCAACGTCTAGAAGCTAAGTTAAAATTTGATGCTGAACAAAAAGCATTGGATCGCGCAAGTAACTTGCAAATTGCTGAAGTACGTTCTGCCGGTTACACAGGAATGGTTGATATGGATAAAAATGGTCAATCAGATTACATCTCTACTTTGGAATATCTTGATAAGAAAAAGACAAATGAAGAGCGTGCTAGTTTAGATAGAGAACGTGAAATTTCTAAGACTGCCACTGAACAAGCAAAACTTAATTTAAAACGTGAAGAGATATCATCACGTGAAAGAATTGCTAATAAACAAGTTCAAGTAGCACAAACAAACAAAAATAAGTATGACAAGTGATATACTATAGCAATATAGTGTATCATTTGTATATGCTACCTTTCTAAAATGTAAATCTTTAAGGTTTATGTTGTAGATTATATGTAGAAAGTAAACCAACACTTTATATGAGTACTGATAACAAAACAACAACAGTAGACAACGTTACTATTGACAGCATTGATGACTTTTTACCTATGCCAGGTGCGGAATCAATTGTAACATCTACAAATGATTCTGAAGAGGAAAAACCAGGTATTTTTTCTCCATCAGGTAAAACAGTTGATATGGGATTTTTGGAAGACAATAAATCTTCTGATGATCCTGAAAAACAATCAACAAAAGTTGATACAGAAAAAACATTAGCAGAGCTTGATTCTGATTTAGAAAAAGCTATTGATGATGAAGAATCTGGAAAACCTGGACGTAAACGTGTAGACAAGAGCGGTCTTGTAGACACATTTGGTAAACTCATTGAAGAAGGAATGATTGTTCCTTTTGAAGATGATAAACCATTGGAAGAATATTCTTTAAAAGACTGGAAAGAGTTGCTTCAAGCAAATTTTGAAGAGCGCGAAAAGTCAATTAGAGAACAAACACCAAAAGAGTTCTTTGAATCTTTACCGGAAGAGTTGCAGTATGCAGCTGAGTATGTTGCGCGTGGTGGTCAGTGCGTAGTTGGGATCCTTCAAATGAAGGACACCAAGAACACATTGTTCGTCAATACTTACAAGCAACTAACTTTGGTAATGGTGATGCAGATTTAATTGAAGACCAAATTGCTGAATGGGCAGAAATGGGAACTTTAAGTAAAAAAGCATTACAGTTTAAACCAAAATTAGATCAAAAGCAAGAAGAACTTGTACAAGCTAAATTAGCTCAACAAGAAAACTTGCGTCAACAACAAGAACATCAGAAACGTGCATACATGGACAACATTTATAACACCTTAAAACCGGGTGAATTAAATGGCGTTAAATTAGATGGTAAGCGTCAAAGATTCTTATGGGATGAATTGACAACTGTACGTTATGAATCAATGACAGGTCGTCCAACTAACTTATTAGGTAAATTACTTGAAGAACATCAATTTGGTAAGACACCACGTTATGATTTAATTGCTGAAACATTATGGTTGCTTTCTGATCCAGAAGACTATAAAGAAAATGTACGTAAGCAAGCAAAGAATGAAGTTACTCAAGATACTGTCAGAAAACTAAAAACTGAACAAGCACGTAAAATTGAAAGTTCAGTAAGAGATGAAGAAGAAGAGAAACCTACACAACGTCGTATTCAACGTCCAACAAACATTTTTAAACGTTAACCTTAAACAATAAACAAATAAACAATTACTATGTCAACACCTGTTTTAAACAACGGTCTGTTCCTCCGCGATACTAACTATAAGGTTAGTTCTCATGTGGACAGCTACCACTTGGTGAACATGCTAAAGAATGCTGAACCTATGGATTTAGGTCCAGTTGATCTTTGGGCAATGACACAAAAGGTAGAAATGCCTCTTTATCAGATGGCATCATTTGGTGGTAAGAACACCATTTTAGTAGACAACGCTCGTGGCGAGTACAAATGGCAAACTCCTGTAGTTCAGGATTTACCTTACATCGTTGAAGACGTTGAACCTACAAACACTTCACTTGGTATTGATGGTACTACCTTCAAAATCAAATTGAACAAACGCGCATTTGGTCATGGTGATATCATCACTTATGACAAGTACAAAGGACTTGAAATGTACATCGTTGCTGATGACATTCTTCCTGGTGCTGATGGTTACATCTACACTGTTCAGTTGGTAAACAACAACAGTACAGCTACATTGGACAAGAAATACTTGAAACCAGGTACTAAATTTTTCCGTAAAGGTTCTGCTCGTGGTGAATACGGTGAGCGTTTCTCTGATATTGGTGAATTGAATGCAGGTTTCCGTGAGTACTACAACTATGTTGGTGGTGCTGAAGCTCACGTTCACTATTCAGTTTCTTCTCGTGCTGAGATGATGATGAAAGGTGGTTTGAATGCTGATGGTACTGTTCCTGTAACTGAGATCTGGCGTTCATTTGACTCTAATCTTGCTAACGATCCTTCTTTGACTAACATTGATGCGATGGTTAACAAAATGGGTAAAGAGTACATTAAGAAAGCTTATGACAATGGTACATTGACTCGTACTTTCTTGACTAAAATGGAAGCTGCTCACTTGAGCAAAGTTGCTAATGACATCGAAACTTACTTAATGTGGGGACAAGGTGGACGTATCAAACAAGATGGTCCAGATGATATCCGTTTGTCAGTAGGTCTTTGGGGTCAATTGGATAACTCTTTCAAACGTGTTTACAACAAGTCTGGTTTCAGCTTAGAGTTGTTCCGTTCAGAAATCTTCAACTTCTACAATGGTAAGGTTGAATTGAAAGGACCAGATCCTAATCGTCAGATCATCGTTCAAACTGGTATGGCTGGTATGCGTTTGATCAATGAGGCAATCAAGAAG